ATAACTGTATTCGAGTATGTTGTTGTTTTTGTTGCGGGTCACTTTTACGTGCTGAGGTAGTAACGGCTCAAGCGATATAATGCGCTTACCAGTGATGTTGCGCTTAATCTCAACATAAGCATTACCCCACAACATTAAGCTCGCTACAATCATCTGCATGAAGCGCGCAGGCGTCATCTCGTAATTAGGCGACCGGGATAACAAATCGTATAAAGGATGTTGTTTAGCAAGTACGCGGCTGCCATCCGCTTTTTTCTCATAAACCTTTAATGGTAGTGTTGATACCGTCTCAGACACTAAGCGTACACACGAAAATACCGTGCTCAGCTGCAGCGCGCTATCAACAGTGACATTTTTACCGCTTGCTGTTCTAGTAGAGACATTATCGCTAGGTGTCGTGCTTAGATGACCGTCCAAGCCTAGAAAGCTAATAGCTGCTTGAGCGGCCCTTGCTATATGCTCACGTCGGGGCTTGATTAGATTAAGCACATTAAATCCTTAAATATTAAAGACCGATCATAATCGGATCATCGTAGAAACCGTTATCACCGCCGTCATCACCCGCCAGCACCATAGCTCGACTGATACCCATCAATAGAGCAACAGCGCCATCAATCTTTTTATACTTGGTTTCTTTACGTGGGAACACGTTGTTGTTTGCGTCTTCACGCGATACGACGTTACCGATCATCCAAGATAAGATTGGATGTCCGTCATGGTGGAAGCGCCCGCCTTTTAGCGCCGCCTCGAGCTCACGCATAGCAGGAGAGAAAGACTTGACGGTCTTAGGTATTTTTACCGCATCGTAACCAGCGCCCTCGATAGTATTAGCAACCTGAAAGCCGCCCCATTCATCATAAGGCACTTCGGTTAATGGGTAGCTACCAGCATCAGCCACTAAGTCATCAGCGATAGCATTTAGGTCATTCTCAGCGCCGTCATGGACTTCAAGCAGGCCTTGATTCATCCACTTTTGATAGCGCTCGACCGCTTGCTTCTCTTCGCCGTTATAAACGGTGTCTTCGGGTAAATAAAACCACGGCGATAAGCAGTAGTAATGCAGCTTGCCATCGTCTTCATAGCGATAAAACAAATTGATACGCGCCGCCAAATCAATCTTGGACGCCAAATCAATAGGCATAACGCAAGGCGTAGTCGTAAAATCATCGATACTTAGCGCCTCATCAGCACATGCCCGCCAATGTTCCATGTTAAAAAAGGCAGACTTGGCAGATACCCAAACATTAAGATGCTTGGTTTTAAAAGAGTTTTGACGACTGGCGTTATTAATAGCCTTGGTTTGCTGTGACTCCAAGAAGTCAGCATAGACAGAGACATCATAATTAGGATTGGCTTTGATCAGTACCTTTGGGTCGGTCCAATCATCACCTTCGTCGATGGACCATATCCAACCAAACAGCTCATCATCTGGCACATTGCCAAGCAGCATATCTTGCACGCGGCTGCGTAGCTCGTAGCAAGGCCCTTCGATATTATGCCCAGCTGTCGTGATAACAAAGATCATCGGTTGGCGGCGCGCGCCCATACCTGTTTGCATCGTGTCATAAAGGCGACTATCTGGATGCTCGTGGTACTCATCGACAATAGCGCAATGCGGTGACTGACCGTCTGGCGGATCACCAATGATAGGCTCAAACAACGAGCCGTCATCGGGACGCTCAAGGCTTGCCGCGTTAATCTGTATTCCAGTCGCTGCTATTAGATCGGGCGAACGCATGACCATCAAACGCGCAGGTTTAAAAACCTCCCACGCTTGCTTCTCAGTCGTAGCGCCTGAATAAACCTCGCTACCAAACTCGCCATCGTTAGCGAACATATTAAGAGCAACACCTGCAGCGATGGCAGACTTACCGTTTTTACGCGGGACTTCCCAATATGATTCGCGAAAGCGTCTATAGCCGTCTTTTTTACGCACCCAGCCGAACGATACTGCGATGCCAAACTTCTGCCACGGCTCAAGCTGTATTTTTAGTTTCTTTAGGGCCCACTCGCCTTTTGTGTGCGGTAGGAGCTCAACGAAAAGTATCTTTTTTTCGGCGGCTTTTTTATCAAATTTGTATGGATAATTGCGTTTTTTAGATGCTTTTAAGTCGTCTAAGTGGCGTTGGCACGCTAAAACCACCCACTTGCAAGCGGGTATTTTGCCTTTTACAACTGAGCGAGCCCATTTATTGGCGATATCAACATTAGGATAATCAGCCATAATCTCTCGCTTGAGCATCTACATATTAAGGACACCTGAAAATGGGTTTGTTTGTTCTTTATTGCCAACGCCAGTTAAGCGCTGGCGAGAGGAAGGATCTAGGCCCAGCAAACTACCAAAAGTTGCCATCTGCCTTACCGCTTCATTGAGTGCTGTCAATGCTGGATTTTTTATCACGCTGCCAGCTTCGGTATTTAATGTGACCCCGCTAAAAGCAATCTCTGACTGACACTTCCGATAAGTTTCATATGCCATACAAAATACTTCGACGTTATGCATATCGGTAATTTTTAGCAGCTCATTCTCAAGTAATTCTGGAACTATCGAACGCCAAATCATCGGTGCAAATTCTAGGCCGTCCATATAATCGGGCGGGTCGATATCAGTAACATTACTAAATTCTGGAACGTTGATATTTTTGCCTTTAGATTTTTTCGGGTCCGGCTTGCGACCTCGCCCTGGTACCGCCGCCAAACCTCCCATATCATAAATTCCTTAGTTTAGTCAATGGGCTAAACTTTTAATTAAACGCGCGTAAAAATGTTCTTTAGGGGGCGGTCACTAGGGGCTTCCGGCTGAGGTCTAGATATACCCTCCCCTTAATTATTATCATCCAAACTCAATATCTGATCGAATATCTCGTTAATCACGCCCTGAATCTTAAGTTGAGAATCAACACCGAAGGTATGGCGGTTACCGTTTTTCAATGTGACTATTATGCGATGTTGCTGCAACCCATTATGATCTCGATATGTTCCGGGGTGTACGGACTCAATATCTGCTGCATTGATAATCGTCTTGCGTACTTTGATAAATTTAAGCATGGTTTTTACTCGTTAGCTGTCTTTGATCTATGGCACTTACGACAAAGCGATTGTAGATTGCTGAGCTCATCCGTACCGCCGCTCGCCTTATTGATTATGTGATCGACGTCGGTGGCTGGCACGTATCTGCCTGCGCGCTTGCAAGCCATGCACAGATGACCATCACGATTAAGTACTTGCGCGCGAAGCTTACGCCAAGCGTGTCCATAACCGCGCTTGGTTGTGCTACCGCTGCGATCTGGTCGCTTGGTCCAGTTGCTGCGCTGGTCTGCATGGTCATCACAGTATCCTTTGTCTTTGCGCTTAACGAGGTTTGGGCAACGGTATTGGCGGCATGGTCTGCTTGGCATTGCTTTACTTCCTCTTCTTATTGTTCGGCTCAAGCAAAGCCATATACTTCTTGGCTTTGATTGAGCCGTTGTTAGCGCGTGCCAGCAGCAAATCTAAGTTAGACTGTCTATATTCAAGTGTCTCGCCATTACGATAGTTATTGTATAGCGTCTCGCTTGTGTGCTCGTATCGCATGCCAGCAACTCCATGACCAAACGTTAGGCATAAAAAAGCCCACGCTATTGCTAACGTGGGTAAGCTAAATCAATCAGGCATAAAAAAGCCCTATCAATTAGATAAGGCTTTTATAGATCTTCTTCTATCTTCTTTAGTTCTGAGTCACGTAAGAATAAATCGATAGCCGTATTGTGCATAGTCGTTGCTATCATAATTGAGCGCTTACGCCGATGATGCTGATTGCTATCTTTATAATCCTGATCAAGCCTTAGATACTTAGTATTCTCAAGCTTGAGTTGTTTAATTAACTCAGCCTGTTTTAAGCAATAACGTCTAACTATGCGCTCAATCATTTGGTTCTCAGAATAAAAAAGACGATTGGCTGTTGAACCTATCGTCTTATAATCTTTTGTGGCTCTACTTACAACTGAAGCCAGTATGACAAAATACTACCCTATTGGGCGGCATGGGTCAAGCGCTTTGTTCATCATGGTTGAGTTGGTTTCGGTAATGACCAATAGAGAGGTTAGCCTTATGCACTAACTCTTCTAGGTCAGACATAATCCATCTTTGGTAGGTCAGCCATGAGTTAGTGTAAGTGCTGCTATTAACCTCAATCCCACTGAATAGCAAGCGGCCTTTAACTGTATAGACATCCCACAACTGATATAACTCAAAGTATATCGTCATGCGCGCCATAAGCCGTGCCAGCTCAGGCAAACTATGCTTACACGCTTTGGGATCGCTGCGTCCGTCATCTTTACAGCGTCCAACCATGTTTGCAGCCAACTCATAGATAACTTCGCTAAAAGCTTCTGACCAATTCCAAGCGCCATCATTGCCCCAAAGTATCATACTTGCCAGCGCCTTAGCTGCTCTGTTATCGATGCTAGCAATAGCCGCGCACCTGTCTTCCCAGTTTACTTCCGGGGCCATACCGCCTTGACCGATATCAAACTTCACCGTCTTTGCGTGCATGCCACGCTCAAGCCATTCTTGATCAGCGAGGACAAGTATTGATGACTTACCCATAGGCGCAGGCAGCTCATCAATCCATATTTTTGGCTCAGACTTTGTTGATGCTGGCTTGTCATTGGTTGGCAACGGCTCCTCACCTTCAGGGGCGAGTACAGCAAGGAACTTATCAACTGATACTACTCGAGAGACTTTGCGCTTAGGATTATTTAGCCATTTGAAATGAACGAGCTCATTATCTTCGTCAACAGATAAGATCTCAACGGCTTCGCCCTTTTTGTTCACCCACTTCTTTTCCGTGTCGATAGGTTTCATTTGTCGCTTACCTCGCTAGCCGCTTTAATCTCATAGTTCGATTCATCGCATACTGGCCAGTAATCAACCTTGCCGTCGTCGAACATCACCATGTAGTTCAGTCGCTTAGTGCCGCTAACACTGGTGACTATAACCATATCAGTAATAACCGCCCATTCACCAGACCTAAAGCTATATGGATGAGTGCCACGTATTAGCGGTTTTTCTATAAACAATCTACGTTGCTTAGCTATATCAGTAAAGGGTTCGCCGGTACCAAGTATTTCAGCCTGTACTTCAGGAGCTTTACTAGCGATATATTCACTGAGTATCTGCTCATTACTTTTAGAACCTTTATTGCTCTTAGCGGGAGAGAAGTAACTCATAAAAATACCTATAGACGCATCAAATGAGCGCTCACATCCACATTTACAAGAAAAACAAACCTTGTGCGATGCGTTGTTACCAGGCGCTGTTATTGCATTAACTACAACCTCATAACCTAGCGCGCTTACCCATTTGCGACCGACTTCTATGTTGGTGCCTATATAGTTTTTAGATACATTTTCTTCAATTAATTCACTCATACCAATACCGTCCTCATATCCAAATCCTCAAAGTTACCGATAGCATTGCTACCGTCCAAGTTCCATTTCGTTATTTCGTCTGCGTGAGTGCGATTATCGTCCACACCCTCCCATATCATCGTTGCATAGTAGTACTGCTGGTCATCGGTAGGGCTTTGGCGCTTCTCAATACCACATACTGTAAAGCCGCCGCATATTGTCAAAGCGTGTTTGTATTCCCATGGGTGACGCTCGCCTGCAATGTAACGATGCATATTACTTATTCCGTTTTGGTTTAATTGTGTCAGGCACAGCGACCATACCCTTTTCAAACAACCGATAGTACTTATGAATAATCATGCCAGCATCGCGGCTATGCTCCGATGTTCTAGCCGTCCAACTGGTCCTATCTTCGAATGCCTTAGCTTTTAGCTTGGTCTCAATATGGCTTGGCGGTATAAGTAGATGACGAATGCCATAGCGCTCGCAGAACTCTTGCCAGATACTGCAATCGCGATTGACTGAGCCGATGCCCTTTAATCGTTCACCGCCGATGCGAGGATCTACCCATTTGCGCTTGCGAGTATCTTCTATACAAACGACTAGAACGATATCTGACAGCTTAGCTTCTTCGTGTATCTTATGAATCTTATCTTGTGCGCTTAAGATGGTCTCGGTTGTTATCTCTTGAAATATACCGTCTATGCTGTGTGCATATCCTGTCTTCACGCCTGTATCGATACCGATTAAGATCATATTGCTTGCCTTTGCTTAACGAGTGATTGTAATAACGCAGTTTTCAAATGGTGGTTTGCAGCCTACGCAAGCAGGACCAAAGACGCGCATAAGTTGCCATAACTGCATGCTGTGGGTTCCGTCCGTCTCAATCCTGCTAGCTTCATAATCAGCCAAAAATCTACCTTCAGCCCTGACCGCCTCGTTGTGATCATTGAGTATCTTTTGACCGTACTCAGTCAGCCTGAAGTTGGCGACTTGATTGATATTAATTGGCCCTTGGGCGAATCCATCGAAGTAGCTCATGATATATCTCCAAAAATATCTGGTTGCTGTTTCTCGCAATTAGGCGATATCCAAAGTACCTCAGTGCGCTTAGTGCTGCCATTTCGACTACTGATGGCTGTCTGTCTTAGTGATTTAGTCCAGCCCGCCAGCATATCGTTATAAAGATCATTGTCGTAACCACTGATCACAAACATACCTTTTGATTTTTGCGTCAGCTCGAGTAAACGCGCATGCTCAGACTCACTCATTTCAAACTTACCGTAACTGTCTTTGTTTGTGCGCGTGTCAAACGTATAAGGCGGGTCAAGATAAAATAGCGTATCGCTGCGGTCATGCTGTCCGATGATATGATAAGCGTCTGCATTTTCGATAATCACGTTACGCAGGCGCTCAGTGACCGCCAAAACAACTTCGGGCAATTCACTCCAAAGCGCTTGTAATGACGTACCTGTACGAGCCGTATCTAATCTAAAACCCGTATTACCACGTGTCGCCCCAGCGCTACCAAACCCCATTTGAGCTCGTACTAGCAGCTTGTGCGCCTCCATGATTGCTGGCGTGCCAGCTTTAATCTCGCCATGTCCGTTGCGGTTGTGACTGCTCGGCTCTTTAGCCCATTCAAATTCAGTACGTGAGTAAGGCGTCATTGTTAACAGCCTTAGCAACTGCGGACGCATAACATCACAACGAATGACGTTAAACAGATTGACCATTTCGTCATTTTTATCGTTATAAACCTCACGCGCTGACGGCTCCTTGCTGATCAAAACCGCAGCGCTTCCGCCAAAAGGTTCGACATAGCAGTTATGCTGCGGGAAGTGGGTAATAATCCAAGGCGCCAAGCGCCATTTTGCACCGTGATACCGCATTAAAGGTTTGATGCTCATACCGCCTCCTGCAATTGGTTTAACACTCTGTCGTAAGTTTCGTCTGCTGACTCGCCTGGCATCTTCTGCTGTTTGATATGCTCGTAAGTTTCAGCGATGCTCATATTCGGTAGCGGCTCTTTGCACAAGCCGTTAAAAATGCAGCACTTGCTAGGGTCAAGCTTAGCCTGTACCGGTTGACTATGGCTTGGATGAAATACTGGCGGTAAGTCGCTGTCTACTTGCGAGTGACGCGGGCTAGTAGAGTTACTGGCACTCCAATCTTCATTATCGATATTAAAACGGCCCTTGGCTTTGTCCTGACGAGCTTGATTGGCTGCCTGTTTGTCAATCTCGCCTGCTAGCCACTTGCGAAGCTTAGATCTGCGATTCGATTCAGTAGCGAGTGGCTTACCGAGCAATGCTTGCTCAGCGTAATGTGATTTGAAGTCTGAAACGTGCAAATCATACTGGTCTTCAGTGAGCTGCATCATCTTGCCAGCTTTGAACAACTCACCGCGCATCTGGTCAATGGTTGGCGCTTCCCAATTCTCAATATCATCAGCACGTTGGTCACGTATCTGATCAGCTTTGGTTGCTGGCTGGTTGGCTGATGATTGATTGTTGTCAGTAGAGTTATCCACAGAGCCATGATTAAAATTATCCACAACCGCCTCGCCTGTGTTTGTGTGTGCGCTCTCACTAACTGGTTGTTGGTTATTGGTTTCTGGTTCATGGTTCTTAGTTATAGCAGCGTTTTTGTCGTGACCTTGCGTGACATCGGTGTGACCGCTTGTGACAGGTTGCGTGACATCATCATTTGAATTATGTGTGACATCGGACGTGACACTACTTTTAATAGTATCGATATGCTTAGCGTGTATCTCACGTAATGCAGCAATCTTAATGTTCTTGTCAATAGACACGCCTATATTAGTAAGGTCGTTAATCATGTCTCGCTTATCTTGACGCGACTTTCTTTTACGTTCTGCGTCCGTCATGGTCACGCTGTTATTTGTGACATCAGTGTGACCTTGTGTGACATCGCTTGTGACTTGCGTGTGACTTGATGTGACACCTTGCGTGACACCGATGTGACCTTGTGTGACATCGGTGTGACCGCTTTGCTTTTTATTCTTGTACTGGTAGGCCTTGATTTCTTTATCGATGCGATGGTGATGGTGACGCTTGCCACGTTTGATGAAGAACTCATCAAGCACGTAGTTCAATGCGGCGCGGTACTCGTCACAGTCACACAGCAGACGACGTGCCAGCGCATCCATGTCTGATGTATCGATAGCCTGTTCATTGTGATAGTACATGTCGATAAGATCACGATAGATGGCACGCTCAACTAACGATAGATGGCGTGCGCTATTGTTAAAGTCGGAGGGGTTGAACATATAGAAATGCATTAGGCTACCCCCTCACTCACTAGGCGCTCGATAATCCAAGCTTCACCGCGTTTGGTGAATAGAGCTTGCGAGTAACCTTGGTCGGTCTGCTTAACTTCGCCTAAGCCTTTATCGATAAACCACTGTTGGAATACACGGGAGCGCTTCACGGCTTTGTTATAGACACCAATCTCATCAAGCACCTTGTTCATAGCAACCGCTGATAGACGCACCTTTTGAGCGACTTGAGTGGCATTGAGTAAGCCTTTACGCTCAACCACGTTGTCATAGTGCATGACCTTTGGCTTGGCTAGTTCTAACTGACGCGCTTGGTTAGCAGCGAGTTGCAGAGCTTCAGCATAGCTTTGTGGAATGGCTGGCGTGCTGGCTTGTGCTTCTAGCTCTTGCCAGCGCTTTACAATGCGATAGCGTAATTGTGCGTTATAACCAGCAACCAATGTAATGGTTAGATCTTTATCGAGTAAGTATTCGGTTTGCTGACGATTCATGCTGTCAGAATAGATGCGCCCAAACTTGGGGATATCTAATTCAATCTGATTCAGCATTACTTCGATATCTCTTTTCACATGATCATGGCGCTTGTTGCACAACTGAGCAATTTCACGACTGCTCATTGTCTGGATATTCATAGTAGATAGGTTCATTGCGAGTCCTCCACTACTTTAAACTCAATCACCCAAACCCAAGGGTTTATAAACCATTCGCGCTCGCCGTGCTTCGACATCCAATCAACAGCAAAATCCATTGGCCCATTGCACGCTTCTTTTAGCGAGTCGCCAAGCGTTATGTCTTGCACCCGCTCAATTCTAATATCAGTTATTTCCAAGATTAGACGGCTTGCCCAATATGGCATTGTTTCAGCGTTACGCCATTTCGAGATATTACTTACATAATCATCATTAGCGCTAGCGCCTATATC